ATGGGAGTGTCGCCAGGTTGTTGGTGACTTCGACAGTGAAGCCGAGTGCGTCGGTTGGCGAGTAGACGCCGTGGCCTTCGATCGTGACCTGAGAGTCGCCGTCCGATTCCTCGTACGCCCCGACCTTGTCGTGCTTGGCCGGAATGTCGAAACGAATGTTGCGCGTCGCGTCCGTGCCGGGGATGTCCACGCGGATGAGACGCACCACATTGTTGCGGAACGCCGTGCGCTCGTTGACGATGGTGCTGGCGTTAGAGAGGGCAGGGTCTTGCTCGACTTCCAGCACAAAGGTGTACTTGACCTCTGGACTAGTGTGCTTGTGAATGATGGGATAGAGACTGCCGTCGCCGGCCGGAACCCACACGATGCCGCTGGTGTACTGAATCTCGAAACTGGTGATGACGCCGGTGACTTGCGTCGTGCCGATGACGCCGCCCGATGCGTCAATGTAGAACTCGGCGCGGTTGAAGATCGCCTCCTGCACGGCCGGCGCCGTCAGCGCCGCCGTCAGTGATCCATTCGACATCTGTTGCGCCTGCCAGGTCGCCGCCATCGTCCACGGCTTGCCCCATTCGCCCTTGACGCTCCATTCGCTGACGAAGCAGTACGGCAGAACCTGGACGTCGGCGGTGACGATCTTGTTGCCGGCGCGAATCGTGTAGACCTGAATGGCGTTCCACGCGTCGCCGGTTGGGACCTCGTACGTGTAGACGTACGGGCCGGCGCCGGTCGGTGTAGCCGTCTGGATGCTTGCTTCCAGCAGGTGAGGGAATTGCTCGAACGTCAGCGGCGCTTCGGGCATTGCCGCCTGCGCCGTGATCAGGGTGTCATAGCTGCGCTCGGCAGCCATTGCGACGCCGATGGTTTCCTCGGCCATCTCGCGGGTGCGGGTGTCCTCGGGTGCCATGAAGAGCGAACGCATGATCGTGGTGGCTGCGACGTTTGCACCGCGTCCAAGCTGACCCACGTTGTAGGTGAAAGAACCGTACTGCTTAGCCATGAGAAGAATCCTCCGAATCGGAAGCAACTGGCTCGGCCGGCGTTGTGTCGACCTTGCCTACGATGGTCTGATAGAGCTGGATGCCGGTTGCTTGCTCGGATGCGGCAATCTGATCAGCGTAGCGCGCAGCCTCGTCGGGAGAAAGGTCGCGCGCCGGAACGCCGTTGATGTAGGTGCCGTCGCCGATGTAGCGCAGGCCGGCCGTAGTGGATGTCACGGGACGTTTGTTAGGCATTTGACTGTTACCTCGAATCGTATGCCGAAGTGCGCTTGACCGGCGTACTGCAACTCGGCGACGTCATAGGTCCAGGGGCTGATGATGGTGACGGCTGCGCCGTCGAGATCGGGCGAATTGGCGAAGAGCGCGCCGAACGCGTCGGGCCAGGCTGCGACGGCCGACATCGCCTCCGGTGTTGGCGTGCGGCTGTGCAGCAGATCGATGTGCAGCTTGTGCATGCCGCGATACTGCTTGTAGACGGTCTGATCCACTTCGCCCGAACGGGAGTAGACCAGGGCCACAGGGTAGGAGCTGATTGTGCTCGGCAGTGTGGTCGGCACGGCGAGGCCGGACACGGTAGCCAGCAGTGTACGCATGCCGGCGATTGCGTCGTTGATCGTCATTGCTGGTCGAGCCTTGCCCATGTGTCAGTGATGCGCCGGCCGATGTTCTCCAGCAGGCGCGGCGTTGCCGAAGCGATACGCTCGGCGGCGACCCACCAGCGGCCGGTGTGCATCCATGCCTGCTTGTTGCCTTCGCCGTCGCCGACGACGTACTGAGCGTACGGGGTGGCGTTGGTGAAGCTGACGTGATAGCGCCCGTACTGGCGTTGCTTCCAGCTCTCGCCGAGTTTGCCGGTGCGCCGGTAGCGTTGGCCGGGACGCTCGGGCGGATAGAACTGCCTGCCCTTGAGCAGCGTGCTGAGGACGTACGGGCCGTGTTCCTGGTATGCCGTCCTGACCGCTTCCTGAATGGCTGGCGGGACGCTGCGGAAGAACTTGGTGCTGTGTTCGATGCCCTGAACGGTTGTGCGGAAGCTCATGGAGATACCTCGCCGTACGGTGTGACCAGAACGCCGGTGACTGTTCGGGTTGCTCCCCAGGTCGACAGGTTGGCGACTGCGGTGACATTGTAGGTGTCGCCATTGATGACAAGCCGGTCGCCGACTGCAATAGCGACCGTGTCAGAAATGGAGATTTTGACTTCGCCTACCTGGTTGAAGAGATCCAGCGCGGCCGGTCCTGATGAGAGATCGGCCGGCTGGATGCGGCAAGAGATTGTTGCAACGGTTTCCCAGGTTTCACCGCCAGAAGCGGAGAGTGCCGGCCGCTGCCAGGTTGCCGTATCGACCATGATTGATTCGGCGACACGCGCTACGTTTGTTTGAGCAATCTCCAGCCGTTTTGTCCGCTTCATGCGTCATCGACGGTTTCCCACAGCGCCGAGTTTGTGGAGAACATGAATCCCGATTCGACGCTGCCGAATGCCAGCCAATACTGCTGCGCTGTGAATCCCATTGACTCTAGCTGTCGCTCCCAGGCCGTTGCGGTTGCCAGTAGGTTGGCGGCGACTTGGCTGAGCGATTCGCTGTAGCCGTCTACGGCCACGTTCGCCATTGTGCCGTACTGACTGGAGAGTGTTCTGAGCACCATTGGGACGGCGATTTGCCATGAGCCGGCGACGCTGATGAATGTCAGCAGTTCGTCGTCGGTGTAGTGGTTGCCGTTCGGCAGGATGCCGGTTGCGTCGTCAGTGAGTTGGTGATCTCCGATAGCCAGGCGCAGCTTGCCCACGTCCGTTGATAGGTTGTAGGTGTTCAAGGTCACGCCCGTTTCAGCAGCTTGTTGGCCTTGATTTCCTCGAAGAACGGGTTGGACGCGTCGACGGTGACAGGCAGGTCACGGAAGAAGAGGATGCCGCCTGATTGCACGATGTCCAACGTACTGTCGTCAGCCACAAGGAAGGCAAGGGCGCCGGTGTCCGGCGCCCCGACTGCCTGGGCCTGCTCATCAGCCGCAGTGCCGTTGTCAGTGGCGTCTGCGGGTGTCCGCTTCGTAGTAGCCATAGCAGTATTCCTTGTGCCTACGTGTTGCCCTGAGTGATGAGACGCCAGTCGCCATAGGCGACGGAATAGCGGCCGTAATACTTGAACAAGTACCAGCCACCATCCGGCTTTTCGGGGTCGTACCATGCGTTCTGCAAGAAGGGCCGCTGACGCATGCCGACGATGATGGGCTTCTGGCGCTTGGAGGTCGAAGCCAGATACCAGGCCGTGCTGTCGAGCCACGGAACGACGACATGCTGCATGCGCCCGAAGTACGGGTTGATGTCGTTGTTGGGCGTGCCGAAGGGCGGGCGGTTCTGCGTGAGCTGAGCGGCCGTGTACTCCAGGGCCGGAGGAACGATCAGGAGATCGGGAACGATGCCCGACTGTTCGCCCTGGTCGTTCAGGCGGGTGCTGGAGGCGACGTAGACCGTCTGGAAGTTGGTGCTGTCCAGCGCCAGGGTGTTGACGTTGGACTGCGCCGTCTGGTACTGCGCGCCGTTGTCGATGTGGCTGGCCGAGAACATGGCGGCGCCATCGTAGCAGGCGCCGTAGTCGGCGGTGATGGCTGCGCCGCTGTTGACGGCGTCGAAGACGAGCTTGCTGACGTGCAGATTGAAGTTGTCTGCGACGTCGCGCACCTTCATCTCCAGTTCGCCGGTGCGGTCATCCTGCACGGCGTTGTACGTGATGTGGACTGTGATGTCCCAGTCGAACGCACGCAGGGTCTTCTCGCGCTCGGCATAGTCCTGCAAGGTGACGCCAGTCGTTGACCGCTTGGGCATTGGTGCGGCGCCCAGGTCGACCAGCGTTTCCTCGCTGCCGCCGATGGCGACTTCGCGGGCGATAGCTGTCCACGGCAGCTGCGTCCCAGTCATTGCGCTGAGGAAGCCGGTGCGTGCGGTAGCCAGCAGATGCCCAGGAACCTGTCCGGTGTTCATGGTTGATTACTCCTAGAATGAGAGGATGGTCGGGGCGGCGAGTTCGACGTAGGCATAGCCGTCGACGACGCGTCGCAGAGTTCCGACAGGGCATTGGGTTGCAGAGGCGACGCCAACGGCCAGCGTTGCGCTGTCCGTGAAGACGATGCCGCTGCCGATGTTGGCTTCCGTCAGAGAGCCGGCCTTGAAGCCGACTTCGCCAGCCGTGATGATCTCGATCTCGTTGCTGGCTTCGACGTCAGTGGTCGCGACGGTCGTGGGTTCGTTGGCGATGCCAATGAACTTGTCGGGCGAGCCGGCGCCGACGAGCGTTGTGGTAGAGACCCACCCGCGCGGGTTGACGGTGTCGGCGCTGACGTCCATGATCATCGGTTGGCCGCGGTAGATGGTCTGCGCCGCGCTGTTGTCCAGCACGAACGTTTCGACCACCACGTCGCTGTTGCGAAAACGCAGTGAAGCGTCGCGAGAGAGGTTAGCCATTGTTGTGGTCCTCCGGTTTGGTGGTGAATGCCGCCAGGTCGTAGCGGCTGGCCGGCCCGAGCAAGTCAGCGTTCAGATCGAAGAAGGATGCGACCGAGCCACCCTGCTTGACGAACGCGTCCAGGATCGGGGCGTACTGGCGCGGCAGGGCTGCTTTGGCAGTCCCCTCGGCGCTTGTGCCGACTTCGGAGAAGTCAACGGTTCCGGCGCTGGCGATGTCCTCCATCATCTTGCGAACGCGACCGCGATAGGGCGCGGGCAGTTCGCCAAGCAGGTCGGCGACCGCGTTGGCCGTGACTGGCAGGGCGTGCCGGCCGGTGCTGGTGATCGTCTGGCTGAACGCTGCGATCTCCTGTTCGTCGCGCCACCGCTGCATGAGGTCGGCCATGACGGTGGTGCGCTGCTGCTCCAGATCGCCGGCAGCGCCCTTGATCTGTTCTTGGAAGGAAGCAAGCTGCTGAGCGAAAGCGGTGGTCAGTTCCGTACGCAGAGTTTCGATCTGCGCTGCGAAGTCAACCGTTGCGTCCGCGGTGGGCTGCTTGGTTCCTCCGGCGGGCGGCGTGACGGGAGCGCCAGGCCGCTTCCCATCGACGACCGTCGCCTTTGTGGTGTCTTCTGGCATGATTTCCTCCGCCGAGAATGAGTAGGATGTGCCGTCAATGCTGAACGAGAGGGGGCGCAGTCCCTTGACGGCTGGAAAGTTGGTCAAGCTGATGCTGACCAGCGACTTGTCTTGTGCAAGCGACACGCTGACGAAACGATAGACGCGGCCGGCGACAAGAGAACGGCCGAGATCGTTCCACTCTGGCATGAAGAGCAGCTTGCCGCCGTCGCGACGCATGTCGCGCACCCAGCCGGCCGCTTCGTCAAGTCTGTGGTTCACGTCGATTGGGATCTGTTCGCCGCGGTCCTGGAAGTTGGCAACGATGTCGTCAATGTACTGCTCGTCGATCGTCAGCTTCTGCCCCTTCGACGATGTCCAGGTGCCGGTCATCAGTGCTTCGTGCCAGTAGTCCATTGCGCTGACCTGGTCGGCATCAGGTGCGACCGCAATGGGTGCTGCGAACAGAATGGAGTTGCTTGGCATCGTCCACACGTCAGAGGTCGTTCCTGGGCCGGTCATGGTGATGCCCGATAGTGGAACGCCGCTTGCGCTGGAGGACGATTGCCCTGGGATGGTGTTTGCGATTGTGGAGTCTGACATTAGCGTCTCCGAGAATGTGCCGGTTGCCTGCCCCGTTGACGTCATTGGTTTGAGGAACGAAAAAGCCGGCGCCTGGTTGTGGCTCCGGCTCTGAGGCTCTGGCTCTGACAAGTAGTATAGCAAGTGTGGGAGTGCGTGTCAATATGGTTTGCGCCACGTCTTACCAGCAGGCAACCGTCATCTTAACGCAGCGGATAAGCGGCCACCATGCGGTGCTAAGTGCGGCCACGGTCAGAATCAATATCACATACCTATGTGCGGTGCTCGTCGCTCTAAGTGCGTCCATTGCGCCCCAATGCCAGG